CGGCGATCTTCTTGATACCACCCACGTTCTCGGTCGAATGGTTCTCCACGTCCTGGACGTGGCTTTGATACTTCTCGCGGTTGTCCAGGGCCTCGACTTCGCGCTCCAGCGAGTGATCCCGGATCTTGCCGTCCGTCTGGCGCAGCCAGTTACCGTCGGCGTCCACGCGTTGCTGGCAGGGCTCGCTGTGCTGCCAGACCTGATCGCCTTTCGGCACCCGGGGCAGGCTCAGGCCGTGGGGCAAAATCTGCGTGATAAAGGGTTTGTGCGGCAGGCCATAGGCGAAGCTGACCACCACGGTGGTGCCCTCCTCCGGAAAGCCGTACATGCCCGCCTCTTGCCCGCCCATCGGCACCGGCAGCGGCAGGCTGGTGAGGATCGGCAGATCCGGGTCAGGCTCGCCGTCGGGCAACAACACTTCGACATCCACGCCATAGCGCGGCCGGAAGTCGTCGCACATGGCGGCGCCGGCGGGCGCGTCAGCTACCCCCACCACGCGGGCAAAGCGTGGCAGGTGGTAGCCGCCGGTCAGTTCGGGAAATTGCCGCTCTATCGTGCGGCGGATTGCGTCTTCCATCGGATGGCCATCTGCGTGTTGGTGAGCGCCACCGTGGTGATCCGCTCGCCCTGGTTGATAGTTGCACCTGGTCGTAGCCCTGGAAGGGCCGCCACCGTGGCGCTCTGGTTGCCCTGGTAGCCGTCGAGCAGTTCCGCCGGCAATTGCAGAGGGGCGCGGGCACCCCAGAAGCTGTCGGCCCAGCTGCCGACGAACACCTCGCCATCGCCCTGCTGCTGCCAGATAAAGTCGGCAATGCCGAACACTTTGGCGAGGCTGTCCATGGCCTGAAAACCAGCGGCCAGGCTGTAGAAGAACGGCGCTTTGACCTTTGCATAGGCTTGGTCTGGCACGCGAAAACGCAAGCCGGTGCGGGCGGTGATTTCCCCCAGCACCTGGTGCAGGTCAACGTGGCGCAGGTTCATCGGCAGTGGCAGGGCCAGCACGCTGGTCAGCTCACGGCAGAACAGCACCTGCTGCTGGCTGTTGGCGGCGCTGGAGCGCTCCACATGGCCGATGAAGTGCCGCTGCAGAGCGCTTTCGTTGTAGCCCAGGTCGAGCGTCACCAGGCCGCGCACCGTCTCAGCCGCCTTGATGGTGAACGTCGCGCGGCCAGGGCTGCGCAGATCCAGGCGCACCTCATCGGCCACCAGGGGGTAAGCCTTGCCGCCGATGTTCAATACTTTGTGCAGTTTCATGCGAGGGAATCGTCCAGGCGTTTCAGTACGGCCTCAAAGCCGCTCAGCTCCTCCGGTGCGCTGGCGGCTTCGCTGCCGTCGGCACCGGCGCTGGCCACCGCCGCACCCGGCGCCGATTGCTGGGTGACCTTGCTGGCGGGGCGGCGGGTTTCCACACGTTCGGCTATCGACAGTTTTTCAGTCAGGCTGAACTGCACGCGCCAGGCGGCCAAGCTGTCGTCTTCGCGGGCGCTGAGGTTGTCGCTGAACTCCACCTGGCGCACCCCGAAGGCCGCGGCGGTGTCGTTGACGATCCGGTAGGTCTTGCGCTGGCCGCCGCCGGCGGTCGCCTGGGCCCAGCCCATCAGCTGCGTGAGGTCGGCGCTGTCGCGGTAGGGGATCAGCAGTGACACCGTCAGCGCTTTGGGCTTGAAGCCCTTGTGCGCGGCGTCGGTGTTGCTGGTCTGCCCCGACATGTCCTCGGTTTCAATGCGCAGGTTCGCGGTGATTTTCAGGCCCTTGCCGCGCACCTTCTGGCCATCGAGCAGCAGCGTCACAGGCCCACCAGTTCGCGCACGAAGCTCAGGCCCTGCAGAGACCCGACCAGCAACACGCCCGACGACAGCACCCATTCGTGACCAGGTGCGCCGTCGCCGGCGAGCAGTTGGGCGCGCAGTTCGCTGGCATTGCCAGGCCCGAGCAAACGCGCCTGCATGCTGGTGTTGGGCGTGCCGTTGGCCAGCAGCTCTTTCAGGGCATTGAGTTTCGAGTCCTGGCCAAGGGCTTGTTCGGCTTTGCGCTGGGCCAGCCCGGCCAGGTCATCGAGCGGCGAACTGTCCGCCGCATAGGCTTCCAGGCGAGCCAGTTGGCCATTGATCGAGGCGCTGGCTTCCTTGAGCACGGTGCAGCGCTGCAACGGCAGATCCGCCCAAGACGGCAGCGCCCCGACCGTCGGCAGTTCCCACTTCGAGGTTTCCAGCTCGAACAGATGCTGGGCGCGCCGCTCGGCTTTCTGCAGCTCGGCTATCGGCAGCAGTGCATTGAAGGTCGACAACACGCCGGCCATCTGGTCGAAGCGCGTGCCCAGGAACAGGATCACCAGGGCGTATTGCTCGCCGGTCGGGTGCGCTGGATCGGCGCTGTCCTCAAGCTTGTCCGCCAGGCGTTGCACCAGGTTGGGTGCCGACAGGAAGCGCTGATAGCCCGTCCCCTGCCCCACCCCACTTTGAAACGGCGTCACCACAAAGCACTTGGGCACCTCGCCAAACTGGCCGTCCAGGGCCGCGCGCCCGCTGGCGATCACGTCCTTGACCGCGGCACCGATCAGGCTCAGATCGGTGCTGACCTGATTCGCCAGGCCGGTCAGGCGCGCGCCGGTGCTCGCCAGCTCGACGCCGGCCATGTCCTTGGCCGCACTCATTTGATCCATCCACTGCGTGGCCTCGGCCGGCCACTGCATCGTCACGGGTGCCCAGGTCACGGCTGTTCAGCCTCCCAGGTGATCGCCTCAAGGGCGGCTAGATCGCCAGCGTCCAGAGCGGCGTCCAGCTGCTGTTTCAGCTCGTTGGCGTGTTGCAGCAGCTGCAGCTTGTACAGGGTGAAATCGTTGCCCACCTGGCGCAGCTGCTCGGCGTTGTGCGGGCGAAATTCCTTCACTGCTTGCTCGTCACGACAGGCATAGGGCATATCCAGCCCGCGCAGCACGGCGCCGGTCAGGTTCAGCTGGTCGTCGAGCTGGCTGGTGTAGTTGTGCGGCGCGCCTAGGGCGGCTGAGGTGAAGCCGGCGGTGATGGCGGAAGTGCAGGCGCGGTTTATAGCCGCGGTCTGGCGCGCATGGGCGCTTTCGGCTAGTTCATCAGAGCTGGGTTGTGGTGGGTCGATCAGGATTGGTAGGCCGGCGGCGTCGTGGCTGCGAATTTTGCCCGGCGCAGGGTCGGCGATCACCGCAAGGTAAAGCGCATCTGTGATCGGCACGGCGTCGGCGGGCATTGTGTCGCCATGAATATCTGTAAGAAAAGTGCTGCCGGTAGCTTGACTGTAAAAACGCATGTTTGCTCCTCATCGACCTATTGAAAATACATATCCGGTTTGCGTGTTGCTGTGCGAGTTAGTGAATCGCACCTGACTGAGCCCATATGGCTCAGCGCCGAAAACGCCGATTGATATATTTGATGCAGAGCACATCACTAATAAGTGTTGATTCGGGAACGATAACGGCAGAGAGGCGTAATTGAAGGCGTTGTTGTAGGTAGTGCTTGTGATGATCAGCCATTGAAGAATAAACCCGCCCAACCATGTCGGGAACACGATATAGCCGTTACTCGTCATGCTGGTCGAAAACCCCCAACGCAGCTTCTTCGGCGTCACATACGCTGCGTCATCAGCACCCGAATTCACCTGCGCCTGCGTCGCAACCTTCGCCAACCCAAGTACGGCCTCTGTCGCCTGGACTATCTTCGACAGAACAAAATTCACGGCCTTGGTTGTGGCCAGTATCAAGCTGCTGTCTGTCTCCGGATCATCGCTCTTCGCGTTCGGCAGGTTGCCCAGCCCTACATCATCCTTGGTGGTCGCCCGGGCGCGCAGGTCGGCATAGTCACCCACCCGAAAAGCGAACTGGCCCACCAGTGCCCCCTCAATCGGCTCCACCGAGCGCAAGTCATCCACTGTGTTGCTGTCCGGCAGGCTGGCAATTTGCACCAGGTAGTGCTGCACGCCGGCGGTGTCGACGTAGTCCACCAGCCCAGCGCCCCACACCACTGCCCAACTGGCCACCACATCGCTCAGTTCGCGCTGCAGCGCCACGTCCAGCCAGGCGCTGCCGGGTACCGCGTCGGGCACCACCGGCAGGGCGGCGTCCAGCGCCAGGCGGATGCCTTCGATGTACGCGGTGCCAGGCTTGAGCTGATACGCACCGCCCACTTTTTCCAGCTGCAGGCTGCTGCCGAAAAAGCACGCGCGGCCGTACACGTCGCGGTTGCTCAGCCGCTCGCGCTCGTCGATGCCGGCCAGGCGCACGGTGAAGTCGTGCTGCCAGGTGCTGGCGTCGATGGTGATGCCGGTCAGCGCCTGGGCGCCGTCGAACACCACCAGAAAGTTGCGGGTCAGGTTGTTGCCAATCTGCAGCGGCGGGATGTTGCGGCGCTTCTGCTGCAGCGGCACGTAGGACACGGCAAACAGCACGCCCTCGGCCGTTTCCAGGCCGATCCAGTTAAAGTCCCAGTCGCCCACGTCGGAGCCGACTTGCAGGCTGTAGACCACCTGATTGGGGTTCACGTAGCCGGCGTTTTCGTCGGGGATCGCGGCGCTTAAGACGATCTGCTCAGCCGGCGGTTTAGCCGCGGCGCGGTCCACCGGGCCATTGGGATCGAGGCCAGGAACATTGGCAAAGATGAACCGCACCACGTCCAGGCCTTCCTGGGCGATTTGCTTCTGTGCGATCAGGTCTTCACCGGCAAGGGTAATGCTGGCACCCATGGGGCTCTCCTACAGGGTGGCGACCAGCGTTTGCTGGTCGTCGTTGAAGTCGACCAATGCAACGTGAAGCTGCACTGGGGTAATGGTGGTGAAGTCGTAGCGGCGGCAGGTGCGCCCGTATTGCTGAATCAGCACCCGCAGCAGTTCGGGGTTCTGCGCCAGTTGGCCGTCGGTGAGTTGCAGCAGCACCACGTCCCAGTCGCGGTCGGGTTGGCGCTCCTCGATCTCCACGTAGCCGATGCCCAGGCGCTGCAGAATCCGCTTCATGCCGGCCACGCTGCCGGCGTCCACCGCGTTGATGAAGGCGTACTTCACGCGCAGCCGGTACAGGGCTTCGGGTTCACCCTTGAAGCGGCTGATGTCGCGCTGCCAGGCCAGCAGATCGAGCACGGTGGTATGGCAGGTGTCGGGGTCCATTTGCAGCAGCGGCCAGCGCAG